ATGGTGTCCCCTGCAGACATCTACTTGGCGCGGCAGGGGATTGATTGGAATGATGTTTTTTAGATGTAAGAAATATTTTACCCGCTATTTTACCCATTGGCGCGGCTTAAGAGCTTATTTTTGAATTCACAATGGTCACGATATAACCATCTTGCTCGCCCGTGGATAACTTTGGCTTTTGGCAGGTCGCCGGACTTAATCCGGTCGTAGATGAAGGTTTTACCGAAGCCAGTATCAGCCATGATGAATTTCAAATCAACCAGTGAATCAGGTTGTAGTTCGTGTTGCATGAGTGCTATCTCCGAATAGGGAATCGAACCTGCAAATCAGGCAATAAAAAAACCGCATTGATGCGGCAATGGCAGGTCTGGATATCTTGAGAAATGAACAGGCCTCATCGAGTGTGAGGCGTTAGTCCTTGCGTAGCTCGCTGATTCTTCTGTAAGTCTGTGGTGCTTTGTTTCCGTGTATCTTCATTTCAGACTTCAACAGAGCAACGAGGGAATCCCATTCGTTGAGGATGCCTTTGAATGTCGGAACGCGCTTTGCAACCTTGTCGAATGAATCTCTGATTTCTGGAATCTGCTCAACAAGTGCAACGCATCGTCGGAAATCGGCTGCGTCATGTGGAGCGCCGAAGTGATGACCATAGATATTCTTTTTCAGTCCACACGCGATTGAGGCAAGAGTTGCGCTACTGATGCCGACATCGCCAGTCGATTGCCATTTCAAAATCTTCATAGCCAAATCTGACATTTCTTGTCTCCATAAAACAAAACTCGCCGTAGCGAGTTCAGATAAAAGAAATCCCCGCGAGTGCGAGGATTGTTATTCATTGCCGATATTTACCTTTATCGCGAACACCTTTACCGGTTTATCGCCGAAGTGCAGATGTGTGATTGTCTTGATTTCATATCCGTCATACGGAACATCAATTCTGCGGCTGGAGTCGTCGCGCTTCGGATATCCCTTTGTGATAATCAGGCGGTCATACTTACGGTTAACGAGGCGCTTATTCCAGTAGTCATTACACAGGCGATACTCTTTCGTTTTCTCTCCGCGAATCATGGCATCGAAGTATTCACCTTTGACGGCAAGTTGCAGGTTAGCCACGGTTCACCTCCTGCGGTGCTGCTGGCAGCGGCATCCAGTGGGTTGGCTTGCAGTAGCAATCAAAGCCGTGTCCGTGTGCTGACCCGCCAACGTACGTTGCCATCTTGATTAATGGATCATTACTTTCCGGCGCGTCTGGACGGTACGCCAACACTTGTTCCCCTGCGGAAGGCATCTGCTCACTACAGCTTATCCAACCATCCGGAGTTACCGGAGAGTTGCCAGCCTGAACAGTAGGCATATCCGGACCTTTGCGAATCGCCCTGGCAAGATCGATTGGGTCGTCGTATAACCAGTCACCTGTTTGCGGATGATTGGCCTCTGCCAGTTGCGCCGACCATTCAAGGCCGTCTTTGTGACCTTGCAGATAGTCCAACGGCAACTCATCACGATTACTTACGGGTTCGATTTGTTCGGAATTACCGGACAACTGCATGGTACCTTCATTGGTGAGGGTACCATCTGCACCCTGAAGCATGGCTGCCCGGCACTCATCAACAGCCTGACACAGCTTGGCGCGGTGATGTCCAGCCATAGTCCCTTTGTTCCAGTCATGCCCCATTGTCATGCCGTAAGCATGGTGGAGAAGGCGCTTGAAACACTCAGGCACAGCTACCGGCGCTGGAGGGGCGGTGTAGAGCGGCATTACCTCAATATTGAAGATATCCCCCTCGCTTGGACACGCCTCTGCGCTACCGTAAACCCAAGGGTGAACGACTCCGTTACGCTTGTTGATTAATCTGTGCGCCCACGCCACAGGCTCCGCTTCGAGCGATGCCAGCGCGATACGCGCATTATTAATCAGGAGGCTATCAGCAGGAGATAAAACAACATGAGCGTTACCCTCCGCATCAATTTCAGAATTCGTAATTTTTCTGAACAGCTTTGCCAGTTCTCTGGTAATAGTGCTCATGGGCGAATCTCCGTCCTGCCACCAAGTAAGCGGATTGCCACTCGTTCCCGGAAGGTAAGCGGTCGATGGTGTCCGCGGGCATTAACAATTTCAGGCTTTCCATTAGGCGGATAATTGACCCTGACCGATTGACCATCTAGCGCGTGAGAAGCCTCGAGTAGTGCTGACTTTAAGTGCGCAGGGCACTCTTTCTGCACCCGCTCGCCGTCTGAAATGACACCTGCAATCCCCTGAAGCATGCTGGCTAAATTGCTGAGATAATTTTTCACATTCACTCTCCTTTACCGGTGCCATAGGCAGATAAGCACTCTTCAAATCCAGCCTGATTATCCGTTTGACCTAAACTGAAGCCATGCTGAAGACCATGACGAAATGCGCTATCTTGCAATTTATCTGCGCTATCGAGCTTCGCTTCCAGTTCAGCGATTCGCTTCTCTGCGGCTTCCAGCGATGCCAGTGCAATTCGTGCCAGTTCCATTTGTTCGCCACGAGTAAGCCCGTTTTCAAGCGGATTTTTAATGAATAATTCGATACGTTCTTTGGTAATAGAATTCATGCTATTTCACCTTAATCTCAACATTTCGCAGCTTTAGCTCTACTGGCAGGTCTGACTTTCCTGTTAATGCTAATGCGAGATTTTCTGGGGTAATGAGAGCAGTTATTGCTTTCCCCATTGCCAGACGAATAATTATTCGTATTTCGCGATCGTCACATGCTCCTGGTCGAACGATTGATATTTGTCCGTCCATCTCACTCTCCTTTGATGCGAATGCCTGCGGCGCGGATTGCAGCGATGACTTCAGAAACTTTGTATGCCATTACCGTTTGGTAATCATCGTGAAAATCTGTTCGATGAAGCATGCTGCTACGTTCCGGGAGCGATATTTCCCGCGCTTCCAGTTCTGCAATGCGCTTTTTTGCTGCTTCCAGTTCATCCAGTAATTCCAGTACGGTAGCCGGATTAGCCTTGGCAACAAAATCCCGGACTGGCTTACAATCAATCTCCGCAATGGGTTGATACGATGTGTAGCCATGCTGTCTTGTATAACTACCGTGACGAATAACAAAAAAATCACCATTTATTTTTTAGCCTGCCACTTATCTTCACCGGCTTTCTCTGCCGCTTCACGCAGTGCCTGATAGTCAATCTTGTTCATGTCACATCACCCTGAATCCGTTGCATTTACGTAAGAAATCGCAGATATAGCCCTTCATTTTTTCATGCCAATCTCGATCATTCCCATTGCACCAACCATCAGGTGGAGTCCAGTTTTCTATCAGAGCAGCCATTTTCTTTGCTTTCGCCGGAGTAGCTGTTGCGGTATCGCAGTAATGACGAGTGTCAACCAACGCATCCATACCATCGATATCAAGTACGCAAAACCATGTGTGATTCGGAATTCCTACAGGTGGTATTTGTTGCCCACGTCGACGTTTATCAATAAGATATACACTCACTGCTTGCCTCCTTTGCGCCACATCGCATTCAGATATTTGTTTTGATTTACTGACGGAAAAGAATTTCTCTTAAGCAATTCCTCTCTCGATGGCATTGGCTTTACGCGTTGGCGAATAATCATTTCTGCCGGAAGAATGCCGGGATTGTATGCAAGTCCTCTCATGATTAATTCCTCTTTGTTAATTTATTTGTATGCCTGCTCTTTCTTCATCGAGTTTTTTTAGCTTGTATCGCATAGCTCTTACTGAATAAATTGAGCGGCAGGTTGCAATTGCTATTTCTTCTGCGGAGAACTTACCGAAAAGTGATACTTCGGCTCTTGTCCATCGTCTTCCACGAAGTCGGCTAACAATGTCAGCGCCAATCCTTGTTGCTTTCGCCATTACTGCTTTTTCAGTCCTTTCCAGTTTTTCAGCGATAACTTCAACTGGCATTGTCGCCGCTACTTCGCGTAAGAAATCGACTTCCCATTTCTCCCATGGAGTCTTTTTCATAGGCGATACCGTTATTTGATAAGAAGTGAAGGTTTCCCAACCTTGAGTTGAGCGCCTGGGATATTTATTCCTGCTTTTAGTTGGTGCTTGATTGCCAACTTGTCGGCTTTAATTGTCGTTTCGAACTCAACGTATTCAGGAGGAAGGGCGCTTGAGTCGATGATTTCTACAATTTCTGACGGTTTGCGGATTGTTACCTGGTGAATACCTGCTCGAATATTTTTCTTGCCAACCATTTCAAGCGATGACGCTATATATGATTTGATGCTGTCAATCTTATTTTGAATTACTGCGGCTCGCTCATTCAGTGACTTTGCCTCTTCCTTGAGGCGTTCAGCATAACCAGATTCATTTTTAATGACGGAAAGAAGTTGCTCTATTTTATCGGTAAATTCTCCTTCCATGCCTTCTATTGTGTCAGCAATCATCTCTGGTTCTAAATCTGAATCCATCAATTTTGCGTATTCATTGGCAATTTCATATAGTTTGCTCACTGGCAACCTCCAGTTTCGCTTTGCATTCTGCGTAAATGGCTTGTACGTTCTGCTGCAATTTCATTCCAGATGTCAGGCGATATGCTTCTGCAAAATATCGCTTCAAATCATCCATGTTTTCAGCCTGAGCCATTTCATCACAAAGAAGTTGTGCTTTATCCGTTATTTCCTGCTGGCGTTTCCGTTCATCTTCGCGGATATCTTCCTCTGATTTGTGCGGCATAACTGGTTCAGTCCACACACCTTCTTCTTCGTTTAGTACGTGAATAGCACTATCAAGACGTGATGCCTTAGGCCAATACTTGCTTGCACGCTTTACGACCGTCTTTCGCGCCATCTCATTCCAGTGATTTACCCATGGTCCTTTATCGCTGAATGCCGCCTTGCTTGTTTTCCTTACAGCCTCAATTTCAGCCAGACTCATCTCTTCCGTTAGATAATCACCTGCTGGCGTCTTAACTGTGCAGTAAACGCCAACGATATCACCACGATCACCGAAGGCGTTGTATTTATGGGTTGGTGCTTTATCAAGCCCGTTTGACTCATAGGTATCGTTAGCATGAACAAGTTTTGCCTGACCCCATGAGATAACACCAGACTCCATTGCAATATGGAGCAATCCCATATAACTGATATCAAGGCAAACCATGCCGTCGCGCGGAACTAGATAAGCAAGTTTGCTGGCTGGGTTTAAGGTGATGCCGATCGCCGCAACATTGATGATGGCGTTCTGTGCGCTGGTTGGATTTGCCAGTGCCGTTTTAGCCAGGTAATCATTTTTCTGGAAATACTGAATTGCAAACTGGCTTTCCTTAGCCCATGTCACCGTCTGTTCAGTCAATGCTCCGCAGAATAACTGCTCTTGCTGTTTAACGAATTCAACGATATTGCTCATGCTGCTTCTCCAAAAATGTGTCTGCGTTTGAATATTGCGAAGGCATATTCAGCCTTAACTCTTTCGGTTATTGCATCCCAGAACCATTCAGCGGCTTTTTCCTGATAGTTACAGTCATCATCTTCCAGCCAGTCGATAGCGTCCTTAGTGTGTTCATCTGGTTTATATGAGCGAAGCATTTCGCTTATTGGGTCGCAACGTTTGCAGAGGCGATCAACTTCACTGTTGATTCGTTCGTAATCTTCATCAGTAAAACTTGCGATTATTTGCGATATTTCACGCTTATCATTCAGAGTCAGAATCATCATCTTTCTCCTGTTCTTTGTGCTGATTGAGTATTTTTTTCATCTGACGAATGAATTCTTCGTCTGACCAGTTATCTGTAAAACTCATGGACGGCCTTGTTGTTTCAAAATATCCCAAAGCTTTTCGAGCAAGCTTTTCATTCTTGGTTGTTTAAAGTCTGCTCCGGTTAAAATATTTTTTCGTGAATGCTGTACCGATAAAATCGGGTTGAAAGGGCGAACCGATGCCGCCCCAGCAATAGCGAACTGTTGCATAGGATGCTCCTTCTGTTTTATTGCATAACGAAAACGCCTCGAGTGAAGCGTTATTGGTATGCATATAAAAAGGCCCTCACACTGGAGGGCAAAGAAGATTTCCAATAATCAGAACAAGTCGGCTCCTGTTTAGTTACGAGCGACATTGCTCCGTGTATTCACTCGTTGGAATGAATACACAGTGTTTATTCGCGAGCTTTGAGCATTGCGTCTGCAAACTTATATGCAGCGCTTGCTGCATAATTAACAGCTCCATCAGAATCATTATCGATAATCGATGGATTGCTAATCATTGCTTGCATAGCCTTTGCCGCGAAGTAATCACGTAATGTCGCATCACTTGCCATTTCTGGGCGTTTGATATCTGCTTCATAAAACTCGCACATCATTCACCTCCCAGAGCCTTGCTGATTGCTGCAAGACCTTTATTAACAGCTTCATACCATTCTGGATATGTTGTCGTTGTTCTATTTTTGGATTGCTTAAGTAATAACTGAAGTGCTTCGAGAAGGTCAGGTGCTGCCGCTATCAGTAGCGCATCCTCCCTTTCATTTCTTGTTGCTGCTTCAATGTATGTGTCACCAATCGTCACACCATGGAACGTAGTCATCATCTCGTTGACGTTTCTAACCGTGTACTTCCATTTACCAGGCGTACCCTTAAACTCTTTCATATTCACCTCTGTTGTTTATGCCCAAAATAAAGGCCGACTATTCGGCCTTAAAATCCTGAATATTCGCGAAGAGATTCGATAATTTCCTCGCAGTCGATAAGTAGTTCGTCAGGTTCATCTTCTCGATTTTTAAGTGCCTCAATGTTCCCAGCTAACTGGCGAAGCATCATTGCTTGCCATTCAGGGTCGAAGCTGTCTGGTATTTCAATTTCCATATTTCACCTCAAATAAGTGGTTTGCTGCCAAAACAATGAACCATCAGGAAATTCCAGATAGTTCATAATTCACTCTTCAATACTTCCAACTTACTAATCGCCGATAGATATCCGCGCTGATAGGGCATCATCATTCCTTCGAGCTTGCCACTTCTTAACTCCTCCCTGAGCAATTGTATTGCTTGATCAATAACCTCTGCCTTAGCGTCCTTTATGGCTTGCTTTCGGGGCTTTGCTTTCTGCTTTGGCAGATTTCTCAAGCATGATGGAATGTATGTCTGATTCATCACTTACCTCGCTGTCAGTTGTTTTGATTTCCGGTAGCCTGCCGCGTAAAGAGCTACGTTTGGCAGGCAAATACTTCCACTGCATTCATCTGCCTTCTTGCAGCGAAGGCTTCCGAGTGATGCTGCTTTGTCTGCTCTGACGCAACCAGAGAGCTTTAGCGCAATTTTTCGCGCCAGTGCTTCATTACTGCGTCGCTCGGCAATAAGTTCTGCTCTGCGAGCTTTGTAGCGGCTTTTTGCCGTACCTTTGGATTCTTTCCAGACAATGGTTACCATGATGGTCTCCTTTAAGTGGCTTTGGCGCATGACGCGTCGAGGTGCTTATCTTCTCGATCGCTGTCTTGCAGCTGCAATTCGCGCCATCCCCAAAACCACTCAAGTTCTGGTCTCAACGGTTAGGTTGAGAGTTCGTCGATGTTAAAGAGCCTGCCAATCTGTTCCTTGTGGCGTCTCAGCGTCCTGCTGATGGAAATGATAGTCACATATTGTGATTTAATGGTCAATCACAAAATGTGTAAAATAAAGGTGTGACACGTTATGTGTATGATTTTTTTGTGTAAATAGTTTTACCCGCGATGGTTTTGCTTACTTAAGTCGGTGGCAACAGCAGGATGGGTGCTGAAAAGTTCGAAAAACGAGCGAATGGGGTGGTGGCGAGATGGCGGGATATGGGAGTTGTATTAAGAATTATAGTAATTTAATCAATAGTTTGGACCGGCTGGCAGGTGTTGTCCTGATAGTGATCGGCGGGCAATAAAAAACCCGGCGCTGAGGCCGGGTTGATGATTAGCGGTGTGGCCTTGAGCGATAATGCTCACACACATGTTCAAGATTTCCATGCCTTATCCGTTCATAGGCATTCACATGAACTTCTCGATCGAATTGGTCATTCAAATTGTATGTAGACATCTGTGTTTTCTCATATTGGCGGCAGCCCTACAACCGCTTGAAAAAATGTACCAGACGCGCTAAGGTTACATCGCAAATATTGTGTACCTTAACAAGGGCTCCTTTTGGAGGCTCTGGTTAAACAGCATCAATGTCGGACTGGGGAGTTGGACATTGTGCTGAATGCTTTTGCATTATTGAGGCCGAACGTAAACCTTCAGAATTGAAGAGATGCGTTCGGCTTCTTCGTTTGTGATATCGTTAGGAATGCCTTTAATCGTTACTGTAACCCCTGATTCAGGTCGAAGAACTACTGGAAGATCATAGGTATGAAGTGCATTAGCCTTGCCTTCGACTTTTGTTGGTTCGCCAGTCAAATCTTTTTCCTCACTGGATTCTTTGTCAATCGGAGTGTATGGGATTTCTTCACCAGACTGGAAAGCTACAAACTTTTTGATTGCACTTTCCATGCGGCTTTTATATGCAGTAATGCTGCTGTCGCTAGGCTTCGGCTCAGTTGCGTTGATGTATCGCTCGGCAAGCTCATTCACATCAAGCTGAGTAACATCACCCATTTCCTCTTCTTGGACTACCGTTAAGAGGCGAGCGGATGAGTTTTTTAAATTTCGAGCGGTGGCCTCCTTCATTATGTTCAGCGACATAAGCTCTTCAAGGAAGTCCTTGAATGCCTGCACGCTAACGTTTGACTTTGCCATTTGCTCTCTCTCTAAGTTATTGACTCAGATCGAGTTTATCCAGGAATTGATTTGCATGCAAGACTCAAGTCTTGAGAATTTCCGTTCAAGATCCACTCTCAATAAAAAAGGCCGCACCTCTGCGACCTTTCATCTCCTAAATCTCTTTTCTCTTACCTAAAGAAACAGCAGGCTGGGTCAGCCCTAACAACTTCAAGTGCATCGGTCAGAGAAAGCTCCGTGCTATACAGGTGTTATTTCATATCTTTTTGCATCCAATAAATTTTCCATCTGTCCAGAGAGCTGATGCACTTGATTCTTGTTGATGGCAGGACGTTTTTTCACCTGCCTCACCCTGCCATACAGGACGCTGCTCACCGATATCTATTGTCCGGTCATTGATGTTATAGACAATATCCAGATCATTACGGATATACTCAGATGGCCTTATGCTTTCAATGAATAGATGAACTTCTTTTTGACCGCGTGATACTCATGGCCATTAAACTCCATCTATCCTCTTCACCCAAACGTCTCTTCAGGCCACTGCGCCTTAACTACCTTGCCTATGATGCGGCAGCTATGGTCGCAATCCAGGGTTCTATATGCCGGGTTTAAAGGTACCAGGTAACTAACCCCTGCATCCTTCTCATACTTCTTGAACGTTGCCTCTGAATCACCATTTGCAGAAGCCACGCAGAAATCCCCAGACTCTACCGGCTCAGCCGGATCAACGAGTATCAGCATGCCTTCCGGAAAACTTGGACGAACCCCCTGAGGCGCCGTCATTGAATGCCCCTTCACCTCAAGCCAGAAAGCTTTTTCGCTGGCTTTTGTGGTCGTTGGGACCCATGCCTTTGCATCGCTGGCTGTGTAGCTTCCCACCTCCGAAAATGGCCCAGCCTGCACTGAAGAAAATAACGGGTATTCATATTGGCGAAATACGGCGTCTGAATCCTCGCCAAACATTATTTTTGCCGGAGATACGCCGAGTGCCGCCCCAAGAACCAGCGCGTCATCCGCGCTAACCTTTCTTGTTCCTAACTCGTAGTTCCCCAGGCGTGAAGGCGCAGCCCAGCCGCAAAGCTTGGCCAATTGAGCCTGGCTAAGTCCTTTAGCTTCTCTAAGGGACTTGATCCTTTCCCCGATAATTTCATGCATCGTTTTCATCCCTTAAATGTAACACGCAACGTGATTGAACTCTGTACACGAATTGAGGTTGACTGTTAATCACAAATTGTGTGTAATGGGTGTGTGATTAATGCTAGGGAGACCGAAATGAACAAAATTGCCCAGCAGCGAAAAAAAATCGGAGTTTCGCAAGCTGTACTAGCTTCGGCAATTGGTTGGGGGCAATCCCGCATCGCCAACTATGAGCTGAATATCCGTACTCCTGGCCTTAACGATTGCCGAATGATCGTAGAAGGCCTCAGGAAGTTAGGGTGCCAATGTTCTTTGGATGATGTTTTCCCTCCATCCAGTAACAAAGCCGCCTAAGCAGTACCCGCTCTTTAACAGTCATGGCCTTTCACCTCTAACCGGGTGAGCAAACATCAGCGGCAAATCCATTGGGTGTGCCTCTATAACTCAATATCAATATAGGAAAATTAACAAATGGCACAAGCAAGTTATAGCAAGCCAACACAGCGAGAAATTGATCGCGCTGAAACTGATTTACTCATCAACCTGTCAACGCTTACCCAGCGCGGTCTGGCAAAGATGATTGGCTGTCATGAATCGAAGATAAGCAGAACGGACTGGAGATTTATTGCTTCGGTCTTGTGTGCTTTTGGAATGGCATCAGACATCAGTCCGATTAGCAGGGCTTTTAAGTATGCGCTTGATGAAATCACAAAGAAAAAATCCCCGGCCGCCACCGAGGATTTTAAGCAAATTGATATGCAATTCTGAGGTCATTACTGGATCAATCCACAGGAGTCATTATGACAAATACAGCAAAAATACTCAACTTCGGCAGAGGTAACTTTGCCGAACAGGAGCTAAGAGTGGCTGATATCGATGATGGTTACACCAGATTCGCTAACGAGCTGCTGGAAGCTATCGCAAGTGCCGATTTAACCGCTCGCCAGTTGAAAGTTATGCTGGCCTACGTCCGGAAAACATATGGCTTCAATAAGAAAACAGATCGAATAGCCGATGAGCAAATTGCTCAGTTAACAGGACTGTCAAGGCAGAATGTTAACAAGGCTAAAAAAGAACTGATTTCAATGAATTGCCTGTTTATGGATGGAAATCAAATCGGTGTAAACAGGGAGGTATCTGCGTGGCAATTCAGCAAGTGTCTCCAAGTTAGCAACTTTGTCTCGAAGTTAGAGACACTCAATGTCTCGAAGTTAGAGACACTCAATGTCTCGAAGTTAGAGACACACAAAAGACATTCTTTAAAGACAAAAGAAAATATTAATAAACCCCCTATATCCCCCAAAAAAGTTTCTCAGAAGTTCGACCCGCTAGAAACAGAGTTGCCTGATTGGTTATCAGCAGAAACATGGTTGTCGTGGGTTACCTATCGCAAGGAGATAGGTAAGTCGATCAAGTCTAAGCAAAGTGTCACTCAGGCTATCAACGTTCTAAGCAGAAGTCTGGAGAAGGGATATACACCTGAAGAAATTATAAACCAGAGCATCGCCAGTGGTTGGCAGGGGATTTTTGAGCCCAAGACTCCAAAGGGGAAATCTCAACCGAGGCCGCAGCATCGAGCTATGCAGGAAAACTTTGCCACCAAAGATTACGGACAAACTGAAATGCCTTCATGGGCGCAGGAGTGAACATGACGCTGGATGAAAAGATCTCCCAACTGGAGAAAAAACTTGCAGAATTGAGTTCTCCGCCAATTGCTATCGAGCATACATCTGTAGAAATTGGCACTGGCATCTGTGAAAAACATGGTGAGTTTGAGCAGCGTAACCGTTACTCGACTGGGCCAATTAAGTTTGCCTCAAGACCTAGCGAATGCCCGGAATGCATGAGAGATAAGCTTATTCGGCTACAGGCAGAGAAGATTAAAATCGACGAGGAATCACGTAAGCGCAATGTCGAGTTTCTGTTGAATAATCTTGATATTCCTGAACGATTCAAGGGTTGCACACTACAGAACTACGAGCCAGTCAACGACGATGCAAAGAGAGTGCTCAGGGTGTGTCAGGCATACGCCAGCAAATGGCCTGAGAGGTTACAGAAAGGCGGTGGGCTGGTTATGTGTGGAAAGCCTGGTACTGGAAAGAATCATCTTGCACTGGCTATCGCCCGGCACGCAATTACGGAACATCAAAGCTCAGCTATTTTCACAACGGCGCTGAAAATTGCCAGAGAATATAAATCAACATGGTCGAAAAACTCCACCCGCACAGAGGATGAAGTGATCCGACAGTTCACTAAACCTGACCTGCTAATTATCGATGAGGTTGGTGTGCAGTTTGGAAGCGAGGCGGAAAAGATGATCATGTTCGAAATCATCAACACCCGCTACGAGTGCATGAAGCCAACAATCCTGATTAGCAACCAGAGCAAAGATGAACTGTCTGCATTCATTGGTGAGCGTGTTATTGACAGGATGAATGATGGCGGCGGGTGCACTCTTGCGTTTACATGGGATAGTTACAGGAGCAGATCGTGACTGGAAAAGAAATCATCCTGGAATATCTGAAAACTCATGAACAATTCTCCCCACATGAATTAGCACTGATCACCGGAATACCAAATAACAGAATCGCTCAAGCAGCAAGGCATATGGTGAAACAAGGACATTTGAGTGTTGTTGAGCGTAAGTGGAAGACGGTTATTTATGCAAAGCGCAAAGTGAAGAAGGAGCCAATTAAAAGAAATCCAGATGGTACGGGGTGGGGATGTGCAAATCCAATGACGGCGTTTATTAATAGGGCGCTTATGGAGGTAAGGCAATGACCATCTACATCACTGAGCTAATAACAGGGGCTATTTACACAGTAGCCCTTTTTTATTGGATTAAGAACGAGGGGGATCCTGATGGACACCGTTAACGGAATGTGTTCAGACGCACCGCGTGCCAAAAAATGTAAATGCGGAAAATCACCGACAATATTCGACATGGAGAGCGGGTGCCAAATCTACTGCGCTAACCACGCCGCTGTGGCGGCCGCGAATTATCGCAGTGCGGTAACGGAGTGGAATAACCTGAAATCTGTTAGAGAGGGAAGTCATGAAAAAACTGACCTTTGAAATTCGATCTCCAGCACATCAGCAAAACGCTATTCACGCAGTACAGCAAATCCTTCCAGACCCAACCAAACCAATCGTAGTAACCATTCAGGAACGCAACCGCAGCATTCGGCAAAATGCACGCCTTCACGCGATGCTATCTGAAATAAGTAAGAAGGCTACATATCATGGAAAAGCAAGAAATATTGAGTTTTGGAAGGGGTTATTCGTTTCTGGTTGGCAGATTGCAACCAACCAGCACCCTGAGATTATATCAGGGTTAGAAGGTGAGCTAATAAACATCAGAGAGAGTACGGCGACTCTATCTGTAAAAAAAATATCCGAAATAATGGACTACATAGAAGCATATTGTGCCATGAACTCAATTCATCTTAGCGAATGGAGGAATTATGATTGAGGTTTGGGTAGATATCGAAGGAATTCCATTTTATCAGGTTAGCAATAAAGGGAATTTCAGGTCTATTACGAGGGAAATTACAGTAACATCAACCAGACAGAGGCCATATAAGAAAATAATTAATGGCACTAGCGTAAAACCATTCAAGTGCAAGTCGACAGGATATCTTCAAATAAAGGTATACGGTAAGAAATACAGCGCACACAGGATAGTTGCGAAAGCATTCTGTACAGGGTTCTGTGATGGCTTGGTAGTTAATCACAAAAATGGGCAAAGAGATGACAATAGGGCTGAAAACCTTGAATGGGTATCACATTCTGAAAACTCAAAGCACGGATATAAACAAAATGGAAGAATACCTATATCGCTAGGTAAATTTAGTGGTGATCATCCTGCCAGTAAAGCTGTTATTTCTACTGACATGAAAACTGGGGAGGAGGTTTATTATGAAGCAGCTATGGATGCTGTCAGAGAAGGATTTGATAGTTCGTCAATTAGTCGTTGCTGTAATGGCGAAAGCTCATATCACAAAGGAAGATTCTGGCGATTTGCAAATGAAACAATGAAAGCGCGATGGGGAGACAGGGCGGCATGAGACGACAGCGACGAAGTTTCACCGACATCATCTGCGAAAACTGCAATTACCTTCCAACGAAACGCTCCAGAAATAAATCCAAGCCAATCCCAAAAGAATCTGACGTAAAAACCTTCAATTACACGGCTCACCTGTGGGATATCCGGTGGCTAAGACATCGTGCGAGGAAATGACAATGGATTATTCACAGTTAAGTGATTTTGAAATTAACAGAATGGTAGGAGACATAATTTTTAAAGGCCTTTGGGCATGTAAACCGGAAACATCAGGGAATAACACCAACAAATGGTATTACGGAAATGCTGATACAACTTTTGAGCCATTAAACCCTTTGCCTGACTACTGCAATGATCCTAGCGCCTCATGGCCGATTATTGAGAAGTACAGGATTAGCATCATCAATCTCGATGAAGACGAGTGGGGTGCACGTGGTGTGGCCGACTGTAAATCTAAGCGAGCTATACATGAAAATTCCCTCCGCGCCGCCATGATTGTCTTTCTCATGATGCAGGACGCCAATAATGCTTAGCCCATCCCAATCCCTTCAATACCAGAAAGAAAGCGTCGAGCGGGCTTTAACGTGCGCTAACTGCGGTCAGAAGCTGCATGTGCTGGAAGTTCACGTGTGTGAGCACTGCTGCGCAGAACTGATGAGCGATCCGAATAGCTCAATGTACGAGGAAGAAGACGATGAGTGATTACCTGAAATGGTATCTCTGCCACCGCTGGTTAATTAAGTTTGCTGTAAAAGACTGGATGACAGCGGATGCCAACAAGCTTAAGCAAAGAAAGGACTATTACTACGCCAGAATGAAGGAAAACTACTGCTCAATTCGCACTCGCATATTTATTAAAAAAGACCTTCAGTCAATTCTTCAATTGCGAGGGAAGGTAAATGGCTAACCTACGCAAAGAAGCGCGCGGCAGAGAATGCCAGGTTCGTATTTACGGCATATGCAATGGCAATCCTGAAACTACAGTTCTGGCACATTACCGGATGGCTGGAATTTGCGGAACTGGAATGAAGCCTGACGACCTGATCGGTGCATGGGCTTGTAGTGACTGCCACGCGGAGATCGACCGACGCACCCATAATCTCGACAACAAAGACGCCAGACTTTACCACCTCGAAGGCGTAATCAGGACGCAGGCGATACTGCTGAAGGAGGGGAAGATTAAGCCATGAACGAATATCAGTTTGTGCTTCCATACCCGCCGTCGGTGAACACCTACTGGCGAAGACGGGGAAGCCAATACTACATCAGCGATAAAGGCCAGAAATACCGAAAAGACGTTCAGCAAATCATCCGCCAACTCAAGTTAGACATTTTCACCAAATCACGACTCCGCATCAAAGTCATCGCAGACGTTCCAGACTCCCGCCGCCGCGACCTCGATAACATCCTGAAAGGTTTACTCGATTCCCTTATCCACGCCGGATTTGCGGAAGACGACGAGCAATTCGATGACATTCGCGTAATTCGTGGTGTGAAAGTACCAGGCGGACGGCTTGGAATAAAAATCACCGAACTGGAGAACGCATGAACGCCACAATTCAAACGATACCAGAGCTTCTTATCCAGACACGAGGCAATCAGACCGAAGTGGCGAGGATGCTTTCCTGCGCAAGAGGAACAGTGCTCAAGTACAACCGAGACAGCAAAGGCGATCGTCACGTAATAGTTAACGGCGTCCTGATGGTCAAACAGGGAAAGAGGGGAAGACGATGAGCATAAGAGAACTAAACCTCACCAAAGAGCAGCACGAGTGGCTGAATGGCTGGCTTGAACTGTGGGGCGCATGGGTTTATTCAGGTCGTCTTGAAAAGCGCATGAGCAGCGTAATAGCGAAGTTCATGGAGAGCGTAGAGCCGGGAAGAGTTATGACAAGGCCAATGTGCAATGATGATGATGGAATGTTGATTTCTCAGGTCGTCGATTCTGTCATGTGCATTGACAAGAAAGCCTTTGGCATCCTCCTCAGCTACTACGCTCATGGTTCATCTAAGCGAGCAATTGCATCCTACTATCACGCGACTGCAAAGCCACGCAAGATGTGTGGACGCGGTGGCGAGGGATGGAGAAAACCTTCACTGGCAACCTGTAGAAACGAAATTGACGATATCCTGAAAGCGTCATTATTTGTTTTGTACCAACCAATGCAAAATGCTTTCAAAATGCGTAAACGTGTTGAGAAAGTTAAGCATGTTGCTGTCAAAATCCTTGACATGCAATTAGCCATTTAGCCATAATTAGAAGGTAAGCTGCCGTTAGTGACTCTTAAGTTGCAACGGTAGCTTTTTTTATTTGGGTCAGTCGTATAAAGGTCATTACGGAAGGCTGTTAACCTTCTTATCGTGGTTCGAGTCCACGCTGTCCCGCCAAACATGCTGGTTTAGCTCCAATGGTAGAGCGGTCGCCTTGTAAGCGAATGGGTAGCGGTTCAAGTCCGTTAACCAGCACCATAACTGAGCCGTAGCCACTGGCTATCCTGAATTCATCAGTGATAGTTACGCTGCGGCCTTCTACGCATGACCTTCGTGAAAGCGGGTGGCATGAGGTTGCCCTAACAACCTCCTGCCGTTTTGCCCGTGCATATCGGTCACGAACAAATCTGATTACTAAACACAGTAGCCTGGATTTGTTCTATCAGTAACCGACCATATTCCTAATTAAATAGAGCAAATCCCCTTATTGGGGGTAAGACATGAAGATGCCAGAAAAAAATGACCTGTTAGCCGCCATTCTCGCGGCAAAGGAACAAGGCATCGGGGCAATCCTTGCGTTTGCAATGGCGTACCTTCGCGGCAGATATAATGGTGGTGCGTTTACAAAAACAGTAATCGACGCAACGATGTGCGCCATTATCGCCTGGTTCATTCGTGACCTTCTCGGCTTCGCCGGACTAAGTAGCAATCTCGCTTATATAACGAGCGTGTTCATCGGCTACATCGGTACTGACTCGATTGGTTCGCTTATCAAACGCTTCGCTGCTAAAAAAGCCGGAGTAGAAGATGGTGGAAATCAATAATCAACGTAAGGCGTTCCTCGATATGCTGGCATGGTCAGAGGGAACTGATAACGGACGTCAGAAAACCAGAAATCATGGTTATGACGTTATTGTGGGCGGAGAGCTATTCACTGATTACTCCGATCACCCTCGCAAACTTGTCACGCTAAACCCCAAACTCAAATCAACAGCAGCCGGACGTTACCAGCTTCTTTCCCGTTGGTGGGATGCCTACCGTAAGCAGCTTGGACTGAAAGACTTCTCTCCGAAAAGCCAGGACGCTGTGGCATTGCAGCAGATTAAAGAGCGTGGCGCTTTGCCGATGATTGATCGCGGTGATATTCGTCAGGCAATCGACCGTTGCAGCAATATCTGGGCTTCACTGCCGGGGGCTGGTTATGGTCAGTTCGAGCATAAGGCTGACAGCCTGATTGCAAAATTCAAAGAAGCTGGCGGAACGGTCAGAGAGATTGAGGTATGAGCAGAGTAACCGCGATTATCTCCGCTCTGGTTATCTGCATCATCGTCTGTCTGTCATGGGCTGTTAATCATTACCGTGATAACGCCATTACCTACAAAGCCCAGCGCGACAAAGCCACATCCATCATCGCTGACATGCAGAAGCGTCAACGTGATGTAGCAGAACTTGACGCCAGATACACAAAGGAGCTTGCTGATGCTAACGCTACTATCGAAAGTCTCCGTGCTGATGTTTCTGCTGGCCGTAAGCGGCTGCAGCTCAACGCAAACTGTCCCGCGAACGGAACGACCAGCACCGGCGGCCTGGGCGATGTTACCGGCCCCCGACTTACTGACTCCGCTGAACGGGATTATTTCACCCTCAGAGAGCGAATCGTCACAGTGACGAAACAGGTTGGATATTTGCAGGAATACATCAAAGAGCAGTGTCTTAAGTGATTCGTCACCCAAATAACAGAGCCTGACTTCGGTCGGGCTTTTTTATTCCCAGAAGAAGCAGGAGAAGAAGCATGTTAACAGTAAAAGTAATGTCGCCAGGTGGCGGTGAAGAGATTCATTGCGGGTTGAGTGTAGGGTTCAATCCGGGGCAGCAGAGCATCGCGGTATCGGGAATGGACAAAAATGTATTCCTGAAACCTGGCGAGGTCGCCTACGTGATGAACCAGAACGGGAAGACGGTATCTCGTTACGAGCATAATGACCGCCAGTAGCCATTCCAAAGCACATCTACGGGTGGGCTTGATAATGAAACCGTGATTTACACCCCACAATCCGGGTATGTAAAAGATAGTTCAGGCGAGAACAGATTTAACTAAATCTGTGCACCACCAGTTACGGCAGTACCACGAAGCAACCCAAGCCAGTAAGTGGGGAAATAACACTGGCAGCCACTGAAAGATGAACCTCCTGCCTTATGGCAAAAAAGATTCTTTGTGGTGGCGGACTGATGGAAAGACATCGGTTATTGCAGAGGCCATTCAATGAGTGGTCTCGACAATGGCTTATACCCTGCACGGGATAACTTAACTGATATCCATTTTAACGGATAAATGGAGCCAACAATGGCAGAGATTATTCCCATGACTGAAGAACAGAAATTCCAGTTAGAGAATTACAAACTGGTCATGAACCAGAACGCCGTCGGGCGTGGAGGTTAGCCTGATGCCTGCGTTAATACCGAGAGCATGCCGCAAGCGTGGCTGCCCTGGCACAACCACTGACCGCTCAGGCTATTGTGATAAACACCGCAATGAAGGCTGGCAACAGCATCAACGAGGTCAGAGCCGACAGCAACGGGGATATGGTAGCAAATGGGATGTTCTAAGAGCCACCGTGCTTACTCGGGACAAACATTTGTGCCAGAACTGCAAGCGCAACAATCTGATCTCTCCCGCAAAGACCGTTGACCACATCATCGCTAAGGCCAATGGTGGCACGGACGACATGAGCAACCTCGAATCTCTTTGCTGGCCCTGTCATAGGTCGAAGACTGGCCGCGAACGGTTCAAATGAGAATCAATATCAAATATTTGATTTCAAATGCAATAATTTCATATTTAATGAAAACGATTATCATTTGCTGGGGGGCGGGTCAAAAGTTCAGACCCCATGCTGCTAAGGACCGCCGCCTAGCCTCTTTTCACATCGCCGCAGGTTAGAAAACTTTTTTATGGGGTCCCCCATTCGATGATTAATAGGAGTTTTCGATTATGTCTGGACCACCGAAAACCCCGACCCATCTACGTTTGGTAAGGGGTAACCCATCTAAACGCCCGATCAATGAGAACGAACCAAAACCCCCTTCAGGGGTACCCACAACGCCGAAGCATTTCGACAAGCAGGGGAAATACTGGTTTAAACGGATGGCCGACGAGCTTGATGCTATCGGTGTGATGTCTCAGCTGGACGCCAGAGCCCTTGAGCTGCTGGTTGAGGCTTATACCGAATACCGGCATCACTGCGACACGCTTGAAGTTGAGGGCTACACCTACCGGACCGAAACGCAGAGCGGGGATGTGCTGATCAAGGCTCATCCCGCCGCCATCATGAAAGCTGATGCCTGGAAACGTCTGCGCGCCATGCTTGGTGAGTTCGGCATGACGCCAGCCAGTCGCTCGAAAGTGAATGCAAAAGGCCCTGATGCGGTTGACCCGCTGGCCGAGTTTATGAAAGCGAGGGATTAATGGCTAAGGTTGCAGAAGGCATCCGCTACGCCGAGAGGGTGGTGGCGGGGGAAATTATTGCCTGTGAGTATGTGCGCCTTGCCTGTCAGCGTTTCCTTGACGATCTGGCACACGGCGAAGAGCGCGGTATTTTCTTCAGTGAGCCGCGCGCACAGCACATTCTGAATTTCTATAATTTTGTGCCTCACGTAAAAGGCGCGCTGGCAGGACAGCCTATTGAGCTGATGGACTGGCACGTTTTCATCCTGATTAATATTTTTGGTTTCGTTATCCCGCTGGTTAACGAAGAAACGGGAGAAACCGTCCTGCGTAATGACGGCAGCGGTCGTCCAGTAATGGTTAGGCGCTTTCGTACAGCAGATGTTGAGGTAGCCCGTAAAAATGCCAAATCAACGCTTTGCTCCGGCGTGGGGCTTTATATGGCTGGCGCCGACGGCGAGGGCGGTGCTGAGGTTTATTCCGCTGCAACCACCCGTGACCAGGCTCGAATTGTTTTTGAAGACGCGAAGAATATGGTCAAAAAGGCGAAAGCCACGCTTGGGCGGATCTTCGAATTCAACAAGCTCGCTATCTACCAGGAGCAAACGGCCTCCAAGTTCGAGCCATTATCATCAGATGCGAACAACCTCGATGGTCTGAACATCCACTGCGCTATCGTAGACGAGCTGCATGCTCACAAAACCCGTGACGTCTGGGACGTTCTGGAGACGGCAACCGGTGCGCGTCTGCAATCGCTGCTTTTCGGTATCACCACCGCCGGTTTCAACAAAGAAGGCATCTGCTACGAATTGCGTGATTACGCCATCAAGGTGCTGCGTGGGCTGGTAAAAGACGATACGTTTTTTGCCATTATCTACACCTTAGATGAAGGTGACGATCCATTTGATGAAAAAGTCTGGCAGAAGGCGAATCCGGGGCTGGGTATCTGTAAGCGCTGGGATGACCTGCGCCGCCTGGCTAAAAAGGCGAAAGAGCAAGTTTCGGCCAGAATTAACTTTTTCACCAAGCACATGAATATCTGGGTTACCGCTGAGTCAGCCTGGATGGACATGATGAAATGGGAGAAATGCGAGTTTATCGCCCCGCAGCACGAACTTAAAACCTATCCCTCCTGGGTGGGCGTTGACCTGTCAAACAAAATTGATATCTGTGCGGCCGCTAAAGTCTGGCGGGCGCCAGATGGCCACGTTCATGCGGATTTCAAATTCTGGCTACCGGAAGGACGCCTTGAGAAATGTTCACGCCAGATGGCAGAGCTCTATCGTAAGTGGGCCGGGATGGACAAGCTGATCCTTACCGACGGTGATGTAATCGACCATGCTCAGATTAAGGAAGAGCTACAGCTGTGGGTTGCTGGCGAGAGCATGAAAGAAATTGGCTTCGACCCGTGGAGTGCGACGCAGTTCAGCCTTGCGCTGGCAGAAGAAGGGTTGCCGCTGGTGGAAGTGCCGCAGACGGTTCGCAATTTCTCTGAGGCGATGAAAGAGGTCGAAGCGCTGGTATACGGTGGCCGCTTCCATCACAGCGATCACCCGGTGATGAACTGGATGATGTCCAACGTAACCGTCAAACCTGACCGGAACGAGAACATTTTCCCGAATAAGTCCACACCAGAGGCCAAAATTGATGGCCCTGCGGCCTTGTTCACAGCAATGAGCCGCGTTCTGGTTAACGGTGGCAACGACCAGCAGGATCTCTCCGGATTCTTCAATAATCCCATCATGGTAGGTTTCTGATGAAAAAAAACAAACAGCCAGGCAGGGTGAAAAGCGCTCTGCTTAACTGGCTTGGTGTGCCTATCAGCCTGACTACCGGCACGTTTTGGGAGGAATGGTTTGGTACCAGCAGCAGCGGAAAGGTGGTCACGGCCGATAAAGCCATCCAGCTATCGGCTGTATGGGCATGCGTAAGGCTGTTAAGCGAGTCTATTTCAACCCTTCCGCTGAAAATATACGTTCGACAGCCTGACGGTTCGCGTAAAGCGGCAACAGATCATCCGGCTTATTCGATACTGTGCCGCCGACCCAATTCAGAAATGACACCATCACGCTTTATGTTGATGGTGGTCGCCAGTATTTGCCTACGCGGTAATGCCTTTGTCGAGAAGCTGTTTATCGGCAATAAGCTGGTTTCTCTGGTGCCATTGATGCCCCAGAACATGGTAGTAAAGCGGCTGGATACCGGGAGGCTGGAATACACCTACACCGAGGACGGCAAAAAACGAGTTATTCCCGAAAAGAACCTGATGCACATCCGGGGATTTGGCCTTGATGGTGTCTGCGGCATGATGCCAATGATGACAGGTCGTGACGTGATCGGCGCGGCGATGGCCGTCGAAGAATCCGCTGCAAAGATTTTCGAAAATGGCCTGCAAAGCTCCGGGTTTCTTTCAGCTGACGTGGCGCTTGATAAGGATCAAAGAGAGCGACTTCGGGGCTATATGCAGGCCTTTACCGGTTCTAAAAACGCCGGAAAAATTATGGTTCTTGAGGGCGGGCTGAAATATCAGAACGTCACTATGAACCCGGAAGCAGCGCAGATGCTTGAGTCGCGGTCGTTCAGCATCGAGGAAATCTGCAGATGGTTCCGCGTACCGCCATTTATGGTCGGCCACACATCGAAACAGAGCAGCTGGGCATCGAGTCTTGAGGGTATGAACCTCCAGTTCCTGACGCACACCCTGCGCCCCCTGCTGGTGAACATAGAGCAGGAAATAGGACGGTGCCTGCTGGACAGCGATGATGAGGTTTTCGCGGAGTTCTCTGTAGAAGGACTGCTGCGCGCCGACAGCGCGGGCCGTGCTGCGTACTATACCAGTGCGCTCCAGAATGGGTGGATGTCCCGCAATGACGTGCGCCGTCTTGAGAATATGCCACCGATTGAAGGGGGTGACATTTACACCGTTCAGCTCAACCTGACGCAACTGAAAAATCTCGAAAGCAGCAATCCTGCTGTTCAGGCTCTGGCCCTGAGAGAACTGCATAACCACGTATTCCCCGATATTTCCTTTGAACAATCTCCGCTGAAACAGGCCGCTTAGGAGCACTTTCCTGATGAGCAAAAAACAACTTCCGGTAGCACCGGCGGGTCGCCCCTGCGCGCGCGTTACCTGTGAACCATTACCGTCCGCACTGGACCGCTGGGACGGCGGGATCAAAGCTGCGGCCACCGACGACAACAGTATTTCTGTTTTTGATGTGATCGGGCAGGACTACTGGGGTGAAGGCGTAACAGCCAAACGTATCGCCGGTGCGCTTCGGGCGATGAATGGCGCCGACGTCACGGTCAATATTAACTCCCCTGGCGGGGACATGTTCGAAGGCCTGGCCATCTACAACCTTCTGCGTGAATACGAAGGCCGTGTGACTGTGAAGGTGCTCGGTATTGCCGCCAGCGCCGCCTCGGTCATTGCGATGGCCGGGGATGAAATTCAGATCGGCCGTGGTGCCTTCCTGATGATCCACAACTGCTGGGTCTACGCGATGGGTAACCGCCATGACTTTGCGGAACTGGCACAGTCTCTTGAGCCGTTCGATACCGCTATGGCAGACATCTACGCGGCGCGTTCCGGCCTTGATATGGCAGCCGTTCAGAAACTGATGGACGCCGAGAGTTATATCGGTGGCAGTGACGCTGTGGCGAAGGGACTGGCAGACAGCCTGCTTTCTGCTGATGCAGTCAGTGATGGCGATGAATCACCTGCGGCCGCGATTCGCAAACTTGATGCGCTGCTGGCTAAAACCAACACCCCGCGCTCTGAGCGCAGAAAACTCATTAAAGCCTTATCCGGGAGCAAGCCAGGCGCTGCTTCTGACCAAAAAGGCACGCCGAGCGCTGCCACCATCGAAAACGAAACCATTGACCGACTGGAAGCCGCACTCAGCGGCCTGAAAGCGGCTGCCCAGTAAAACGGAGATATTATGTCTGATGTAAATGAGATCCTGAAAAAAGTCAGCGCCAGCATTGAAGAGGCGACCGGAAAATTCAACGCGAAAGCAGAAGACGCACTCAAAGAGGCGCAGAAGTCAGGCAGGCTGTCAGAAGAAACAAAAGCTGCCGTTGATAAAATGGCTTCTGAGTTCAATGCGCTGCGTGAAGCTGAAAAAACCCTGAAGGCCGCAATGGGCGAACTGGAGCAACATGTTGCCCAGATGCCGCTGGCCAACGCTGCAAATGTGATCGAGACCGTTGGCCAGACCGTCATCAGCAGCGAAGCACTGAAAGCATTCGCGGCAAGCGTGGAAGGCGGTAAGCGCGTCAGCGTACCGGTGAACGCCGCGCTTATTTCCACGGATGTCGTCACCGGCGTGGTTGAACCGCAGCGTCTTCCGGGTATCGACACCGCTCCGAAACAGCGCCTTTTCATCCGCGATCTGATCGCGCCTGGCCGCACCTCAGCACCGGCCATCTTCTGGGTGCAGCAAACCGGCTTCACCAATGCGGCGAAAGTTGTGCCGGAAGGCACCGCCAAGCCGTACAGCGATATCCAGTTCGCCACGCAGATCACGCCGGTCACCACCATCGCGCACATGTTCAAGGCGTCCAAACAGATTCTGGATGACTTCGCGCAGCTGCAGTCCACTATCGACGCCGAGATGCGTTACGGACTGAAGTATGTGGAAGAACAGGAAATTCTCTTTGGCGACGGTACCGGTGCGCACCTGAAAGGCATCGTTCCGCAGGCCTCGGCATACGATGCTGCGTTCGCCGTAGAACAACAGAACGGCATCGACGATCTGCGCCTCGCAATGCTGCAGGCTCAGCTGGCACGCTTCCCGGCTTCCGGCCACGTCCTGCACTTCATCGACTGGGCGAAGATTGAACTCACCAAAGACACGCTGGGCCGCTATATCCTGGCGAACCCAGCGGCCCTGACTGGCCCTACCCTTTGGGGCCTGCCGGTGGTAGCAACCGAAGCCGCAGCATTCCAGGGCAAGTTCCTGACCGGTGCATTCAACGCTGCGGCACAGCTGTTTGACCGTGAAGACGCCAACGTGGTGATCTCCACTGAGAACGCCGACGACTTTGAGAAAAACATGATCTCGATTCGCTGCGAAGAGCGTCTGGCCCTGGCGGTGAAACGCCCTGAGGCGTTCATCTACGGCTCCTTCACTGCGCCTTCAGCAGGTGGCGGCGCGTAATCCTTAACGGCGGCCTGCGGGCCGCTTTTCTTTTTTTCTTTAAGGAGAAAGTCATGAAGCTGATTGCTATCAAGCCCATCTACTTTGAAGGCAACGTGCTTACTGAAGGTACTGAGTTCGAAACGCTGGAACAGCATGGTCGCGAGCTCATCAAAAAAGGCTATGCGATGCTCGATGAATCAGAAAATCCTGCAACGCAGGAACACCAGCAGAAACAGCCGGAATTAAAAGCGGAAAATAAGGCGAAAAAATAATGGTCGATCTTGATGTGGTGAAACAGCACTGCCGCATTGATACCGATTTTTCCGGAGACGATGCCCTGCTGACTTTATACACCGGCGCGGCGGAGCGTTACGTCCAGACATGGACAAGGCGAACGCTCTATGAAAACCAAAACTCCACTGGCTACGCAGACGACCCGGACCCGATTCTACTGAATGATGATGTTAAAGCGGCCATGTTATTGCTGATAGGTCACTGGTATGCCAACAGAGAATCAGTTGCCGTCGGTCAGACCGTTGCAGAGGTCCCGTTTGCAGTTGAAGCGTTGCTGCAGCCGTATCGAATTTACGGGGTGTAATTATGTCTTGTTCTGGATGCGCGCAACGGCGCGAGTGGATAAAAAAGTGGGCAAAAATAGCTTATGAACGAGCAACTGGTAAACGAACTGATAGCAGTGATACGGGAACAAATCACAGCGCAGAGGGAGCAGACGGAAGCGATAAGCCGTCTGGCTGAATCAAATATGGCGCTTTGCGATATCATTATCCAGTCGCTGGCTGGTGAACTAGATGAAACTGCAGAGCAACAAACCTATCTGAGCGGTAAACCCAGGGGGTAACATGCAGGCCGGGAAATTGTGCCACAGGATTACTCTGCAGGAGCCAGTAAAAGTGCAGAACCCGACAACGGGAGCCGTAATTAATGCCTGGCGAGATGTTGCGACTGTCTGGGCCGAAGTTTCACCATTGTCAGCACGTGAATTTATTGCTGCGCAGGCTTCTCAGGGTGAAATAACCACCCGTATTGTTATTCGCTACCGTGCCGGAGTTACCAGAAAACATCGCATCTTGTTTCGTGGTGCTGTGTATAACATCCATGGTGTTCTGCCCGATCCAAAAAGCGGACGTGAATACCTGACGCTTCCCTGTTCTGAGGGTGTTAATGATGGCTGATAGTGTTGAGGTAAGTCTTACCGGGCTTGAATCACTTCTTGGGAAAATGGAGGCCGTATCAGAAGTCACCCGTAATAAAGCCGGTCGGTTTGCATTGCGTAAGGCGGCAAACATTATAAGGGATCGGGCCAGAAGCAACGCGTCACGAGTTGATGATCCTCTGACTAAAGAAGCAATCCACAAAAATATCGTCGCCAGCTTCAGCAGCAAGCAATTCCGCAGGACAGGTGATCTGGCATTCCGTGTCGGGGTAATGGGCGGTGCCAGGCAGTATGCAAATACAAAGGCAAACGTCAGAAAAGGCAGAGCGGGTAAAACATACAAAACCTCAGGAGATAAAGGCAATCCAGGAGGAGATACCTGGTACTGGCGTTTTCTTGAGTTTGGTACTGAGCACACATCAGCGCGGCCTATCCTCCGACCTGCAATGAACGGCGTAGATAATGACGTGATTAATGTTTTTTCTACGGAAATGGGAAAGGCTATTGATCGCGCTATCAGGCTGGCCACGAAGAAAGGAACCACTGCATGATTGCCCCTATTTTTTCTGTTTGCGCGTCGAGTCATGAAGTCACTGACTTACTCGGAAGCAATCCGGTAAGAATTTATCCTTTCGGAATTCAGGACGACAACGTGGTCTATCCCTATGTGGTCTGGCAGAACATCACCGGTTCTCCAGAGAACTACATTGCCCAGCGCCCTGACGCAGACTTTTTCACGCTGCAGGTGGATGCATATGCCGACACCGTGGATGAAGTGATTGCCGTGGCTACTGCGCTGCGGGATGCCATTGAGCCGCACGCGCATATCACGCGCTGGGGCGGACAGGAAAGAGACCCCGAAACAAAGCGCTATCGCTACTCATTCGATGTTGACTGGATAGTCACTCGATAAACGTATTATTCAACCACCGGCCTTGAGCCGGTTTTTTTATGACCGGAGATAACAATGTCTGTATTGACGCAAGGTACGCAGCTCTTTGTGCTCGTAAAAGGCGAGGTGAGCGAAGTTGAATGTATCACTGCATTTTCACCCGGCAGCAATCCGGCTGACCAGATTGAAGACACCTGTCTTTCTGAACGCTTTGATCGCAGCTATAAGCGTGGTCTTCGAACGCCTGGCACAGCATCACTGACGCTTAACGCTGATCCTAAAAATACCAGCCACATCATGCTCTACAACCTGTCCATTTCGGACGACGAAGAGGATCAGGACCTGACCTTCGCGATTGGATGGTCAGACGGAACCGCATCGCCAACTGCGGCTGAAAATGGTGCATCCGGTGCAGTCGATGGCCTGGTGCTACCTGATAGCCGCACATGGTTCGTATTCAAAGGCTATGTGTCCGACTTCCCGTTTGATTTTGCAGCAAACACGGTTGTTTCTACTTCTGCATCTATCCAGCGCTCCGGCTCTGCTGTATGGGTGCCAAAAGTCGTGACCCCATAAAATCAGGGCGGCAACGCCCTTATTAATCAGGATTAATAATGAAATTAACACTTGATGCACTCAAGGAGTCCGGCGCGTTTACCGGTCGCCCGGTTGAGAAAGAAATCACCTGGACGCAAGGCGATAAAAAAATCACCGCGACCGTGTATGTTCGCCCGATGGGTTATCACACAGCAACGTCCGATGTGCTGGCTTTTGGTGGTAAGGTCGATGGTGTGGCAGGGCGTATCGCCGCATCCATCTGCGATGAACATGGTAAACCCATCTTCACCCCGGCTGACATTACTGGTGAGGCAGATCCTGAACGTGGTGCACTGGATGGCGGCCTGACGGTAGCACTGCTTCTGGCCATTCAGGAAGTTAACGATCTGGGAAAGACTTCGAGCTCAGCGCCGAAGACGAATTCTGGTGCGAGCTCGTCCTCAACGGAATCGGAGGCAGAACAATCGCCGAAGCGCGGGAAGTCCTCTCATTCAAAGAGTCCCAACTCTGGGCAAAGTACCGGGAACGATACGGGAGTCTGAACCCTATGTTGCGGGTTGAGTGGGGTGCCGGGCTGGTGAGCAGCATGATAGCCAACGTTAACAGAGACCCCAAGCGCCCACCATTCAACCCGACCGATTTCACACTTCACTTTACCAAAGTCAAAGCTGCTGATGGACCAATCTCATTAGAGGAAGCCAGAGCCAGCTGGACATAATGCCGCCAACGGAGAGTTTATGGCTTCCAAATCACTGGGCACGCTGACGATCGACCTGATTGCCAAAGTGGGCGGTTTTGTCTCAGGCCTCTCGCAGGCTGAGCGAGCTTCACAAAAATGGCGTAAGCAGGTAAAGGAGGATGCCGCTGCCGCTGCAGCTGCCATGACCGGATTCGCAACAGCAGTCGGGGCTGCAGCCATCGGAGCCGGAGTGGCGGGGTATAACCTGCTCAAAACCACTTCACGTCAGATTACCGAATCAGACCGCTGGGCAAAGTCACTTAACATGTCCACGCAGTCCCTGTTAGCCTGGCAATATGCTGCAGAAAAAGCAGGTGTTTCCGGCGATCAGATGGCCGATATCTTTAAAGATGTCGGAGACAAAATCGGTGATGCCGTTCTTAATAAATCTGGTGAGGCGGTCGGTGCGCTGGACGCTCTGGGTTTGTCGGCTAAGAAACTGGCCGGAGAATCTCCCGACAAGCAACTCCTGGCTATCAGCGACGCACTGGAGAAAGTTAAGTCCAACGCCGAGAAGACTACCATCCTGGAGAGTCTGGGTAATGACCTGTCAAAGATGCTGCCGCTCCTGGACAATGGCAGTGAAAAGCTGCGTCAGTATATGGATGCCGCGAAGAAGTTTGGTGTGGCGCCCGATGACGCAGATATTGAAAAGCTGGTCAGAGTCAACGCCCTGTTTGAGGATATGGAGACGCAGGTCAACGGCGTCAAAATTGAACTTGCTGCAGGGCTCGCCAGCGTAGATTTGAGTGGGCTCCAGAAGTCTATTGGAGATATGGGGGATGTATTTAAAGACCCGGCTGTTATTCAGGGTCTGACTGATCTGGTTGGTGGGGTAGTGGACCTTGCCACCTGGCTGGTAAGGGTAGGAGCCGAGGCCGGAAAGCTGATAGACCAGTACAAAGGTGGGAGTTCGGTCGGCCTGAATGCCTCCATTCCAGAAATTGAACGGCGCATCAAGAACCTGAATGCAGATCTCGATGATAAAGGCATACTGGCGAGTTTCAACAGAATAGGTATGGACGTATCCGGTAAGGAGGCCGAAAGGGCTGAGCTCCAGAGGCGACTGGCCTTTTTGAGAAACTCCCAATCTACTCTACCGGAAATAAAACTGCCCGAGCCAGTCAAAACAAACTATACCCTTGGCGCCGGGGAAACAAACGGTAAGCCGCAAAAAAATACCTCTGGTCAGAAACTGGATTCAGCGTTTAAAAGCGCTGAGCGCAGTTACATGCGTCAGATTGAGCTGATCGATACCACCGGCAAAAAAACTGCTGTGGTGACCGAGCAGCAAAAACTGCAGTTCGATATAGCTGACGGCAAGTTGCAGGGGCTTAACGAAACCCAGAAGAAACGACTTGCGTCTCTGGCTCAGGAAGTTGATCGCCTTAATGCCGTCAAAAAAGCTAATGAAGAAAACGCGAAGGTAGCGGCGTTCGTGGCAAATCTGCAGGAGCAGAACGAGAATGCACGTGCAGATTTGGGCGTGGATATTCAGGGGGCCGGACTCGGTGACAAGCAGCGTGAAAGGCTGAGGGAAAGGCTGAGTATAGAGCGCAGTTATCTCGATCAGCAGCGCGATCTGCAAAAGCAGTATCAGTCAGGAGATATCAGCCAGACAGTTTATGACCGCGAAACCCAGGCATTAAAGGATGCGCAAGCTGAGAGGCTGGGCATCCAGGAGGATTATTACAGTCAAATTGATGCGCTGCAGTCTGACTGGGTGACTGGCGCCAGAGACGGTCTCGCTGACTGGGTAGATGATTCAACTAACTATGCGACGCTGGCGGCGGACGCTATGAAAAGCGCGCTTTCCGGTATCAGCAGCAATATCGTCGACATGCTCAACGGCAATAAAGCGAGCTGGAAAGACTGGGGTGTCAGTGTTCTGAAAATCATCGAACAGGTGATGGTTAACATGATGATCGCCAATGCAGCCAGCTCGATAGGCTCATTGTTCGGTGGTGCCGCATCGTCTTCCGCCAGCAGCGGTACTGCGATTCAGTCCTACGGGGCGAGCCTGCAATTCAACGCCAAAGGCGGCGTTTACTCTTCTGCCGATCTCAGTCAGTACAGTAACTCTGTCGTCAGCTCTCCAACACTGTTTGCCTTTGCCAAAGGGGCCGGATTGATGGGGGAGGCTGGGCCGGAGGCTATTATGCCACTGACCCGCGCCGCTGACGGATCGCTGGGCGTGCGTGCTATGGGAATCTCAGGCTTAACACCGGGTGGTAGTAGTGCTCCTCAGGTCAGTATTCAGATTGATGGCAATGGGAATACCCAGACTCAGGCTAGCGGTGGATATGAGCAATTCGGGCGGGAGGTAGGTAGTTTTGTTGATCGGCGATACCGCGAGTTGATAGGCCGTGACCTTTCACCCGGTGGCGCGGTCTGGAATCTGGCAAAAGGAGGGCGGTGATGGCTATAGAAACATTCAGCTGGTGTCCGCGCCCGAACGCGGAGCAGGAAGTGACATTCCGACGGCGCACCGCGCAGTTCGGTGACGGATATCAGCAGGTTTCCGGCGACGGGATTAATCCCCGCTCGCAGAAATGGACTCTCCAGTTTACCGGTACCGAAACGTATATCGGGGCGATTAAAGACTTTCTCGATCGCCATGCGGGCGTGACGGCGTTTCAGTGGCGCCCGCCGCTTGAGCCTCTCGGGCTTTACCGCTGCGACACCTACACACCAACGCCACTTGGTGCCGGGTTATTTAATCTTTCTGCAACTTTTGAACAGGCCTACAAACCATGAGTCTTAACGCAGATTTTCAGAAGCTCGAACCTGGCGATGTGGTCAGGCTTTTCGAAGTGGATGGCACGGCATTTGGTACAGGTGATGTGCTGCGATTTCACAGCTACAGTCTTGCGCACTCTGAAGCCGAAATTATCGCTGCTGGCGGTGATGAAAATAAACTGCCAGCAAAATCTATCTGGTGGCAGGGTGAGGAGTATAAAGCGTGGCCATGCCAGATTGAGGGGATCGAAGCTTCAACCTCGGGAAGTAGTGCCCAGCCAAAACTTTCGGTTGCTAACCTCGACAGTTCGATCACCGCGCTTTGCCTGGCTTACGACGATATGCTGCAGGCGAAGGTGACGATACATGACACCCTTGGTAAGTATCTCGATGCGAGAAACTTCACCGGAGGCAATCCGACAGCCGATCCGACCCAGGAGAAGCTGAAGGTTTTCTACATCGATGCAAAGAGCAGTGAAACCAATGAAGTTGTTGAGTTCACACTATCCAGCCCTATGGATCTGCAGGGGCTGATGATACCTACCCGCCAGCTTCATTCTCTGTGCACATGGTGCATCCGGAACAAGTACCGAACCGGCGACGGCTGCGACTATGCCGGTACGCGCTATTTCGACAAAAACAACAACCAGGTAAGCGATCCGTCACTGGATGAATGCAACGGAACGCTGACGGCCTGCAAACTTCGGTTCGGTGAAAACAACGAACTCTCGTTTGGTGGGTTCCCGGGTACGTCGCTGATCAGGAGTTGATATGCGTCAGAAAACCATCGATGCGATTATGGCGCATGCTGCAGCTGAATATCCTCGTGAGTGTTGCGGCGTGGTGGCGCAAAAGAGCCGGGTAGAGAAATATTTTCCATGTAGTAACCTCGCTACCGAGCCGACAGAACATTTTCACCTGTCGCCAGAAGACTATGCAGCTGCTGAGGACTGGGGTACGGTGATCGCCATCGTTCACAGTCACCCTGACGCCACTACGCAGCCGAGCGAACTGGATAAAGCGCAATGCGACGCAACGCTTTTACCCTGGCATATTGTGAGCTGGCCGGAGGGGGATTTACGCACCATCCAGCCGCGCGGAGAACTGCCACTGCTGGAGCGTCCGTTTGTGCTTGGACACTTCGACTGCTGGGGGCTGGTAATGAGCTATTTCCGGCAAACGCATGGTATCGAGCTCCACGATTACCGGGTGGATTATCCCTGGTGGGAAAACGACTATCCGGACAACTTCTATCAGGATTGCTGGTATGAGTGCGGATTCCGTGAATTCGACGGGCCACCGAAACCCGGCGATATGGTGATCATGCAGGTCCAGGCTGATAAGTGGAATCACGCGGGAATCCTGCTGGAGGGCAATATGCTGCTGCACCACCTGTATGGACATCTGAGCCAGCGTGTGCCGTATGGTGGCTACTGGCAGGAAAGGACGATGAAGGTTCTACGTTACAAATCTCTGTGCTAACCTTTTGTAAAACCAAAGGGGATAGGGATATGAAAAGAATTTTAGTTTTTACCTCCATCTTAATGGTTGCCGGTTGTGCAACTAAGCCGGTGACAAATGAACAAGCACAGGATGTTCCTGCAAAACAGGTTATCAGCAATACACTGCTAGTTAAAAAAGAAGGGACTGGCAAGGTAATAATCAAACGAGACTCTGGTTTTATGGGCAGCGCCTGCATGACCCGAGTTTATGTTGATGGCAAGGAGGTCGCAGACTTAGACACAGCTCAAAAGGTAACGGTCTATCCCAAAATTGGAGATCATATCTTTAGCGCTTGGCCCAAAGGTATGTGTGGCGGAGGCATGAGCGAACAGTCGGGTAAGGTGACAGATACTGGGGTATTGATGTTTAGAGTTGGTTACGGAACCAACGGTGATTTTGGTATCTACCCTACAGCATTGTAAGCGTCGTCTGAGTACCGTCTGGTCCCGAATCCAGGATCCTGTAACTTAAGC